CAGCCGTATCCTTATATTGCGAATGCTCAATCGCCTTATATTGCGAATGCACAAAACTCTGTATCATATAGACATCCTGTTAATGCACAGAATCCGTTTATAAGAAATAGACAAACACCAGCATTCTATAGACATCCAGTAAATGCACAGAATCCGTTTATCAGAAACGCACAACAACCTGCTTCTTATCAACATCCTGTTAATGCACAGAATCCGTTTATCAGAAACGCACAAACACCAGCTGGGTATAATCACCCTGTAAGTGCTCAGACTCCGTTTATAAGAAATAGACAAACACCAGCATCTTATCAACATCCAGTTGCTGCTCAAGAGCCTAATATTAGAAGCGGTCAAGAACCAAATATTAGGTCTGCACAAGAACCAAATATTAGAAACGCACAAACACCGTTTACGTATCAACATAGGTCACCATTTACATATAGAGACCCAAGATCATATAGGGTGCCATTTACGTATCAACATAGGTCACCATTTACATACCGTGATCCAAGATCATATCAGATACCGTTTACGTATGCGTACAGATCACCATTTACATACCGTGATCCAAGATCATATAGGGTGCCATTTACGTATCAACATAGATCACCGTATACGTATAACCACAGATCACCGTTTACATATAACCACAGATCACCGTTTACGTATAACCATAGATCGCCGTTTACGTATCAGGCAAGACAACCTAATAACGCAAGGACTCCATTTACATTCCGTGCGCCGTTTACGTATCAGGCAAGACAACCTAATAACGCAAGGACTCCATTTACATTCCGTGCGCCGTTTACGTATCAGGCAAGACAACCAGTTGCTGCTAGACAACCTAATAACGCAAGGCAACCAAACAACGCAAGGCAACCAAATAACGCAAGGCAACCAAGTACTACACAACAAACAGCAAGATATCCATTTATCTTCCCAGCAGTGTACTTCTATCAACCGTTTGGTCCAATACCTGGTAACATTCCTGGAGGTGGCAAAGGATGTTTTGTTGCCGGCACAATGATATGGTTGGGCGATGGCAGTCATGTACCAATTGAAACAGTAGAAGTTGGTCAAGACGTAATGACTTGGAACGAAGAGACAAATAAATTAGAGATCGGTGTAGTCGAAGAGTTGATGCAACCAAGAGAAGTATCAATACATGAGATACATTTATCAGACGGTAGAATACTTGAAACAACTTCAGAACATCCATTTAGAACAATGAATGGTGAATGGGGTGTTATCAACTTAGAGAAATTTAAAGAATTCCACAAAGAAGAAGGTGGAGATGAATTTGTAAATTCAGAAATCGCAGTCGGTGATCATTTGATGACCATGACAGATGCTGTACTAGGTACAGAAATAGGACTAGAAATAATTAAAATAGAGGAGAAAGATTCACAACAGGTGTATAACTTGAAGAACGTTGGCGACAATCACAATTTCTTTGCAAATGGTGTATTAGCTCACAACTTCTTCTTCTTTAAACCATCACCTAAGTAATCTAAAGTAAAATGGCAACAGGTTTTTATCCAGCAAATGCTCAAGGTATTACACAGGCTTCTGTTCCTGTGCAGACACCTTTTACTTTCCAGAATCCATTTACATTCCAGAATCCATTTACATTCCAGAATCCATTTACATATCAGTCACCTTATATTGCAAATGCTAGACAACCTAATAACGCAAGGCAACCGTTTACTTTCCAGTCGCCTTATATTGCAAATGCTCAACAACCTAATAACGCAAGGCAACCGTTTACTTTCCAGTCGCCTTATATTGCGAATGGTCAACAACCTAATATTAGATCAGCACAAGAACCTAATATTAGAAGCGGTCAAGAACCTAATATCAGATCAGCACAAGAACCTAATATTAGAAATGCTAGACAACCAGCAGCATATAGAGCACCTGTATCAGCACAACAACCAGTAATTGGTAATGCTAGACAACCAGCAGGTTATAGACACCCTGTATCAGCACAAGAACCTAATATTAGATCAGCACAACAACCAGCAGGTTACAGACACCCTGTATCAGCACAAGAACCTAATATTAGAGGCGCTAGACAACCTTCGACTTATCAACATAGATCACCGTTTACGTATCAACATAGGTCACCGTTTACATATAACCATAGATCGCCATTTACATACCGTGATCCTAGATCATATCGTGTACCTAGCACATATCAACATAGATCGCCGTCTACATATCAAGACCCAAGATCATATCGTGTACCTAGCACATATCAACACAGATCACCATCTACATATCGTGATCCAAGAAGTTATAGAGTACCTAGCACGTATAACCATAGATCACCAAGTACTTACAGAGATCCTAGAGCATATCGTGTACCTAGCACATATCAACACAGATCACCAAGTACTTACAGAGATCCTAGAATAACACAATCGCCAAGTACATATCAACATAGGCAACCTGTGACATATGCAAGACAAGGTCAAACTCCGTTTACCTATCAACATAGATCACCAAGTACATATTCTAGACAAGGTAGAACTCCGTTTACCTATCAACATAGATCACCAAGTACTTACGCTACACAAGGTAGAACACCAGTGAATCGTTGGGACGGTGTATTGTCACAACAGTGGCCAGCATCTCCAATTACGTCATAAATATAGTTAAATAAACTATATTTTATATTATGAGAAAATTAGAAACCTTAGAAGCCGTACAAGAAGCATTTCAAAATAGAAGATCACCATTTGGGCCAGATAGTGGCGATGAAGTCATTTTCATGGATCATTGTCATATTGGTAGTATCGAACTATCCAAAGACTACAAGGAAACTGAAGCATATAAGTCTTTAGATTGGTTGATGAAGAATAAATTACCAAAACTAAAGCATGTTAAATGGAAAGAAGCTTCTAAATTGATAGACGAAAGATTATACGATTATTCTGATACAACAAAATTACAACCGTTTAATCAATTACAACATCAAGCATATGTCTATCAATATTATTTGCAGTACGGTTATACTGAAAAACCTGAAACACCAATACCTGGTCATTCTGGCTTTGATTTCAAAAACCGAAATGATGAATATCAAAAGATAACAGACTATACAAAATATGTTTTTGGTGCAGAAGGCCCAACTGAAAGACAATTAGAAATCAATAATTCAACTTATTATCACAGTGCTAAAGCACACTGGTTAATTGATAGTATCAAACATGAAGGCCTTTGGAATCCAATCCAAGGTGTAGTGAACAAACCTTCTTCAGAAGAAGAACGATACACTCTTAGAATACATCCAGGTTCTGTAAGATCAGCAGTATTTGAAATGATAGATGATCCAGATATGGAAATGTTTGTATGGGATAAGTTTGATTTATTTGATTCAGAAGTTCTATCAGCTGAACAAGTAATTGAATTATGGAAAGCCTTTGTTGAAAAGAAAGATAAACCAACACATCTTTCATTTACATATACAGAGGGTTTTATAGAAATGCATAGTGCTTTTGCTGATATCGGTTTTAGAAGTACAGTTACAGACTTCAATAAAAACATTATGAAAATGGCAAAAGGCAAACCTATATCAATCTATGTGGGTTACGATAGTCGTCATGGTGATCTTGCTGAAACAAATGTTAAGTTGCTTCAAAAAGGAATTGAATATGGTTTTGGTAAAGGTGACATGTATGAATTTATAAAAGACTGGCAACCTAATATTAAGATACTAGATGTATCAAAGATACCTGAATACACTAGAGAGTATGCTAATCAATCAACAGAGTTTACATATAGTAGATTCTTAATACCTTACCTAGAAAATTATGAAGGTTTCAGTATCTTCTTAGATGATGACATATTGTTTAGTAAGTCTATACTACCACTATTCTATTTCTTAGACCCAAAAGATGCTATTGCTTGTGTACAATACGATTTCGAAAATCATAGTGATACTAAATTTGATGGCGAAAAGAATGTTTCTTATCCTAAGAAATTGTGGTCTAGTCTTATGGTATTCAATAATGCACACGAAGACTGTAAGAAGTTAACACCAGAAGTAGTGAATACAGAGTCAGGAAAGTATTTACATCAATTTGAATGGACAGACAAGATCAGTAGAATACCACCTAGACATATTATAACTGAAGGATATGAAACACATTTAGACAAACCACATGCTTTAGCAATTCACTGGACACGTGGTGGCCCATGGATAAAAGACATGGATACCAGTGATATAAATATGTTAGACGTATATGAAAGAGCGTATGCGAGAGCGAATAAAGTCTCTTGAAATTTAACACACACAAGTGTATAATGAGGTAATTATGAATATGTTAATTTATGATGAAAACAGTAATCTAATCATTAGAAAACCAAATGGATTAGAATACTCTTTCGAAAACACAGATAGACCAAATCTTGGTTTTGAATATGATGTATTGGTGTACGATGACATCGAAGTTAAAATTGAGAAATGGGAAGAAGATAAATGTTTTAACGATCAGGTCAAAATAAATCTAAACTCAGATGAAATAGATGCTATCGAAGAATATATCAATCAGTCTGAACCACCTGCTGGTGTTTCATTAAACAATCAGTATGCAAACAAACTATCTGATATGGCTCAAAACTATATCGATGATCAAGTACAAGCATATGGTTTCCGTGATTTACTAGAAGTAACTATAGCAGGAAGAGAGGGCTCAAATCACCCTTTAAGATCAGATGCAAGAAGAGTTATGGAATATTCAGACGTTATATGGAATGTATACGTTAATGTATGTAATGAAATAGGCGAAACAAGAGAAGACACACTACAAGACTTTGAGTATTATTCAAATAATTTTCCATCACCTCAAAAGTCATTAATAGCATAAAATGAGCCTGCTTGTAGAAAAGGTTGATTCTCCTTTTCATATTCAATCATTACCTTTAGATAAAGTCTACATAATTGATAATTACTTAGAGACTTCTATATGGCATTGGATTAATCAAAGATTTACAAGCAGTAATATTTGGTCTAAAACAAATCAAGTGGGTAGCGAAAGCCCAACAGGATTACCTCACCATAGTTTTTGGGGTGCAAGTTTCTTCAAGGCTGATCGGGACAATAAAGATTTCGGATTTCACAATGTTGAAGGAGATATTGATAAGAAAGATTCTTATCCTGCTCACTATCTAAATAGAAGAATATGTACAGATTTCGGTTTCAAATGGAAAAGATTTCAGTACATGGGTTTAAACTCACAGACAATGGGTTGTCATGGAACAACTCATGCAGATTGTGATACTAATGATTCATGGAATTTATCTTTCTTATACTATTACAATACATATTGGAATCCCGAATGGGGTGGCACATTAAGATTATATGATGAACCTCAACAGGGTTTAGAAGGTAGAAACGAACATATTAAAAACCACCAAATCGCTGAAGTGGAGTTTGTACCAAATAGATTAGTAATGTTTGACGGCAGAATACCACACGGTGCAGATGCACCAAATGAAACTGCTAGATACATGGATAGAAGATCAATTGTTTTAAGAGGCGATGAAGTAGAGATAGGAGTTAGCGAAGAGTTTTATAATGCCAACGATAGACTTTATTACATATAACGAGAAGACTCTCAGAGACTTTAAACCAGTTCTTGCAAAGAAATGGCATCCAGATTGGTGGAAAAGAATTAAAGTAAATGCAGTAGTACGTGGTGTTAATACTCAAACTATCAGAGCATGTCCTGCTATGGATGATTGGTTAAAGAGTGGTTGGTACCTACTTGCAAACAGAGACATGGAAGTTATCGTAGGTAACAATGCAAAAGACGGTGTAAGTACAACAGACGTTAGAACTTTCGATCCTTCAGGAGAACATTACGCTTCACCTACACACCCCAAAGAACAATTTGAAAATGCTTTCGATTATTTTGGCGATGATGGTCCTGTCAAAGATGCATTTAAAATGAGAAACCCATGGAACATTATAACACCAGAGGGTTATTCATGTCTTTACTTAGACCCTTTCTTATTTCAAAATAGATACTTTGCTACATGGCAAGGAATTATCGATACAGATAAGTTCAATGTGAGCCAAGATAATTCACAAATAATTTTTTATCCTAGAGTTAATCATTCATTTACTATAAAAAAAGGCACACCATTGTGTCAGGTTATTCCTTTTAAAAGAGAAGAATGGAATTCTACGTATACATTACGTAGTCCTAGAGAATTTCAGGACAACAGAAGTTCAGTAACTTCACATGCAGAAATGATGTCTATGGATGAACAAGGTAGAAGAGAATACTCCGATGAATCAAGACTAAGGGGAACTAAACTTGGGCCATATAGAAACGAAGGTTATTGGCAAGAAAAAGGTAAATACTTCAAAGAAGATGAACCACCACCTGAATGTCCTTTTCATAATGAGGTAGAAGAATGAGTGTAAAATTATTATTTCCTGCATTTGTTTTTCATAGAGATTTTTTAGGCAAAGATGCAGATAAAGAACCTACATTGATGAATGCAGAATACTTTGATCTCTTAAAAAGAGAGATTGATGGTATGCGAAAGAAAGATCCTGTTGGTCGAAAGATATCAAATGCATATACAGGTTGGCAATCAAATGATGGTTGCGATCAACATCCAACTTTTATTAAATGTATAAGATCAATTAAACGTTTAGTCAGAGACGAGTTATTACCTTTCATGGGATTAAACAAAGATGCACACCGTGTTGATATGCATAACTCATGGGCTAACATTAATGACAATGGTGCATGGAACAGACCTCACTTACACAATGGTTGTTTCTATTCAGGTGTATTTTATATACATGCTGATGGTGACGAAGGCGATTTAACTTTCATAGATACAAATCATAAAGTTGCAGGAGCATTTCCTGGCAACAATAGAATGATTGAATCTTATCAGATACAACCTAAGACAGGTCACTTATACATTTTTCCTAGTGGGTTAATGCATATGGTCGAACCCAATCTAACAAACAAAGATCGATACAGTATATCTTTTAATTTAGATGTCAATTGCATGGATGATAAAAATTCACGAATTGGTTGGAATGATTCAAATTTTGAGTATGATATAGACGAAAGCGGCAACTTGATCCTATAAATAGATTATATGGAAATAGTTATAGACGCTCACATCATATGGAATGTACTTCTTACGTTTATATTAGCACCGATAGGTTTGCTAGTACGTAACATATTGTCCGAACAAAAAAGATTAGATATTTTAATCAATAAGACACGTGAAGAAGTAGCAAAAGAATATGTCACCAGAACTGAACTAGACAAAGATTTAGGTCGTATCATCGAAACTATGGAGAGAATTGACGAAAAACTTGATAGACTCCAAACTAAAACATATTTCCAAGATTAGAATTTGCATAAATAGTAGTAGCAGACAGGAATACTACTTATGGCAAAACCAACAACCAAAGACGAATTAAAAGAATACATCAAAAGAAAACTTGGTGCGCCTGTTCTTGAAATCAACGTTGATGAAGATCAATTAGATGATAGAGTAGACGAAGCGCTACAGTACTTTTATCAGTACCATTACGATGGCTCGATGAAGGTGTATCTAAAGCACAAGATAACCAGTGCCAAAAAAACTACTATGAAGACGAATGAGTCTTTAACTGAGAGTGCAGCTGGTACACATGCATACGATGATGAAGCATTTGAACTTCAACAAAACTATATCGTATTGCCTGAGTTTGTTACAGCAGTAATGAACATCTTTCCATTCCACGACAAAAACAACCTCAATATGTTTGATCTTAGATATCAATTAAGATTGAATGATCTTTGGGATTTAACTTCAACAAATATCTTATACTACACACAAGTACAACAACACATTCAGTTGTTAGATAGAGTGTTAGTTGGCAGACAACCAATTAGATACAATCAACATATGAACAGATTGTACCTAGATATGGATGTCGATAGTATTAGCGCCAATGAATACATTATCATTGAGTGTTATAGAAAGTTAGACCCAACTACATTTACAGATGTATACGATGATATGTGGTTAAAGAAATATGCCACAGCATTAGTCAAGTATCAATGGGGTGAAAATTTATCCAAGTTTACAGGTATTGCATTGCCAGGTGGTGTACAATTAGATGCTTCTCAAATGAAATCAGAAGCACAGGAAGAAATTCGAAGATTAGAAGAAGAATCAAGACTGAACCACGAAATGCCAGTACTTGATATGATAGGTTAATTATGCCAACAAATGTGTTTTTTAATCATGCAGTTAACACTGAGCAACATCTTTATGAAGATATCGTTGTCGAAGCTCTACGTATGTATGGTCATGAAACATTTTATTTACCAAGAGAAATTGTAGAAGAAGACACAATCTTTAATGAAGATGTTCAGTCCACTTTTGGTGATGCATACAGTGTTGAGATGTATATCGAAAACACTGATGGTTTTGAAGGCGAAGGCGATCTCATGTCTAAGTTTGGTATTCAAGTTAGAGATCAAGCGACCTTTGTCATTTCTCTGAGGTCATGGGAAAGATTCATTTCTTTAGATACAAACCTTGCAACATCACTAAGACCTAACGAAGGCGATCTGATATATTTTCCTTTATCAGGTTCAATGTTTGAAATCAAATTTGTAGAACACGAAGACCCTTTCTATCAAGTTGGTAAACTATTTGTATTTAAACTTAGATGTGAATTGTTTGAATATAGTGGTGAAGATTTTGATACAGATATCTCAGGCATAGATCAGATAGAAGACGAACAAGCATACAGCATTGATCTAACAATGGATGCTGGTGGTACAGGAACGTTTGCAGTCAATGAAGATGTCACACTAAATGGTACAGTTGTGGGTGAAGTTGTTCTATGGAGAGCAGATACAAGATTACTCAGACTTAAAGATAATACAACAACACTAGAGACTGGTGATGTATTACTAGGTGCTGTTTCATCAGCCTCATTTACAGTCTCATCGGTTGATGACGTTATGACTATGTCTAACGATCCTCAGGCAGACAATAAAGAATTTGAAGATGCTGAGTCTTCATACTTAGACTTCAGTGAAACTAATCCATTTGGTGAACCATAATGTTCGGTACTTATTTTTATAACGAAACTATTAAGAGATCGGTATCAATATTTGGTACCTTGTTCAATAATATCTATATCAAAAAAACAAAATCAGATGGTACAGTACTATCTCGAACATTAGTGCCAATCTCATATGGTCCTGCTCAAAAATTTATAAACAGACTAGCAGAAGAGCCTGATCTAACAGATAACAATAGAAGTGCTATTAGTTTGCCAAGAATGGCATTCCAAATTTCAGCATTTAACTACGATGCAAATAGACAACAGAACAAGTTAATAAGAACAAAGAAAGCAACAATAGAGACAAACAACACCGATAGAAAATTTCAGTATTCACCAGCACCATATGATATAGAGTTTGAGTTATCAGTACTAGCTAAAAATCAAAACGATGCATTGCAGATTGTAGAACAAATATTACCATATTTTCAACCTGAATATACAGTAACAATGAAGATGATAGATGATATGTCTGAGGTCAGAGACGTGCCTATTGTTTTAAACAGTGTGTCTATGACAGACGATTACGAGGCAGACTTTGAAAGTAGAAGAGTTATAGAATATACATTAGGGTTTACAATGAAGTTATACTTCTTTGGACCAGTTTACACAGGTGATATCATTACTAATGTTATCGAAAGAGACTTTATATCAGACGGATCTGGACAGTTTACAACATCTCAAATCAATAGTTCTGGTCTAGTTAAAGAAGTCAAACACTATGAACCTGCATTTTCAGCTGTTGCAAATGTCGTATCTAATTCTACAACAGTGACTTTTGATACTGCAATAAATAGTAAGATAAATGTAGAAGACGAAGTTTTTTATACAGGTAACACACCTAATCCAACGATTAGTAGTATTGCAGAAGATAGATTATCAATAGTTTTATCAGCTGCAATAACTTTAGATGAACCTAAAACTATTATGTTTGTAGGTTCTGTAGAACCAGGTGACACCTTTGTAGTTGCTGAAACTGTAACGTTCTATGACGATGGTACAAACATCGATTATGCCGATACAGTTACAACAGACTCTACATAATAGTCAAATATAGTATGAACACAGACGAAAAATTAAACGATATCTTGGATATCGAATCAGAAATTAAAACTCAAACAGCTGAAGTTGTTAAGAAGTTGCCTGATAGAACAGACAACATTGAAACAGACTACCGATACGCTAGAGAGAATCTCTATAATCTCGTAGAACGAGGACAAGATGCAATCGATGGCATCTTAGAACTATCCAAAGAGACAGAACATCCACGGGCCTATGAAGTTGCAGGTCAACTTATTAAAACAGTGGGTGAAACAGCAGAAAAACTTATAGACCTACAAAGCAAGTTAAAGAAACTAGAAGACGAAGAAACACAAAAGATAGGAACACAACACAATCACTTGTATGTTGGGTCAACGTCTGAGTTGCAAAAGTTTTTAAAAAAGAATAAAGATTAATGGTTAAGGCAAAAAACGAAGGTTATCTTGGTAATAATCTTGTCAAACGTGCAGGAGTAGAACACCAATATACCGAAGAAGAGTTGAAAGAATACATGAAGTGTTCTACTGACCCTTGTCATTTTATTCAAAACTATACACAAATTATATCACTAGATGAAGGTCTTGTACCATTTAATCTTCGTGGTTACCAAGAAAAGTTAATTAATCATTTCAAAGATAGTCGTTTTAGTGTAGTTCTAGCTGCTAGACAGTCAGGTAAATCTATTACTTCTTGTGCATATCTACTATGGTATCTACTGTTCACTCCCGAAGTCACGGTTGCGATCCTAGCGAACAAAGGTGCAATTGCAAGGGAGATGATAGCACGTATCGTAACCATGTTGGAGACTGTTCCATTCTTTCTCCAACCAGGTGTAAAGATACTTAACAAGGGTAATATAGAATTTGGTAACGATTCCAAGATCGTGGCAGCTGCAACATCTTCATCATCTATTCGTGGTATGTCAATTAACATGTTATACCTCGATGAGTTTGCATTCGTAGAAGATGCAGAGACATTCTATACTGCTACATATCCTGTAGTTACCTCAGGTAAAGACTCTAAAGTTATCATTACATCAACTGCAAATGGTGTGGGTAATATGTTCCATAAGATATACGAATCTGCAATACATGAACAATCTGAGTATAAACCATTCACAATCAACTGGTATGATGTGCCTGGCAGAGATGAAGAATGGAAGAAAGAAACCATTGCAAACACCTCAGAAGCACAGTTTGAACAAGAGTATGGTAATAGTTTCTTAGGTACAGGTAACACACTGATCAATAGTAATACTTTATTAGGTATGAGAGCAGTTGATCCAGATTGGAATAGAGATGGTGTTAACGTCTACGAAAAACCTATTAAGGACCACGTATATGTTTGTACCGTTGATGTATCTCAAGGAAGAGGTATTGACTTCTCTACATTTAGTATCTTCGATGTTACATCTAAACCATTTAAACAAGTGTGTACTTATAGAGATAATACTATAAGTCCTATGCTCTACCCAGATTTTATAAATAAGTATTGCAGACCCTATAATGATGCATTAGTTATTATTGAGAACAATGCCGAAGGTGGCATGGTAGCAAAACAGTTACATTATGATATAGAATACCCAAACGTATTTGTTCAAGGACAGACTAAAGCAGATGACATAGGGATAACAATGAGTAGAAGAATCAAAAGGGTTGGTTGTTCTACCATGAAAGAATTATTAGAGGAAAATAAACTATTACTCGTAGACCGTGCTACAATCACGGAGTTAATGACCTTTGTTAACAAGGGTTCATCATTCGAAGCAGATAGAGGATATCATGACGACATGGTCATGAATTTAGTTCTTTTTAGTTGGTTTATTACAACCGACTACTTCTTCCATTTAACTGATCATGCGGTAAAAAACTTACTGTATGCTGAACAGCAGAAGTTAATTGAAGATGATATCTTGCCACCAGGCGTATTTGGTCAAGAAGAAAATGATACTTTTGTTGACTCAAATGGCGATAGATGGTTTTTAGAGCAGTCTTAGAGTACATAATAATATAAATAAAAGTGTAAACAACTTTTTACATTAACAGGAGAAAAGTATGGCATTTCAAGTATCACCAGGCGTACAGGTCAGAGAAGTTGACCTTTCGAATGTTGTTCCAGCAGTATCTTCTACAGTAGGTGCATTCGCTGGTGTTTTTCAATGGGGCCCTGTTGATGAGGTAAAGACAGTTTCAAGCGGACAACAGTTAGTTGATGAGTTCTACAAACCAGCAGACTCAGACGCTGGGGCTGAAGATTTTTACTCAGCAGACTCATTTTTGCGATACGGTTCTGCTCTTAGAGTGGTTAGAATTAATAATTCTGGTCTCTTTAGTGCAAACCAAGCAGGAAACTCAGCAACACTTCTAAAGAACGAAAGTGATTATGAAGGTTCATTTGAAAGCGGCTCATCATCAGCAACAGTCGGAAAATGGATCTCAAAATACGCAGGTGCATTAGGAAACTCAATTAAAGTTTCAGTATGTGCATCTAGCAATGCTTATTTTAATGATGCAGTCTCAGCTGTAGACAACGCATTGAACTATTCAAAAGGCGATTCAACAATCGCAGTTGACGATGGTTCAGCGTTCTTAGTTAGAGATATCATTAAATTTGCAAGTCATTCACAATTATACAGAGTGACAGCTATTGCGATTAATGATCTTTCAATCGAAGCAATAAACAAACCATCAGGTACAGGTTTGGTAGAAGACGTTTTGGACAACACAAATATTGACAGATATTGGGAATTTTATAACCTATTCGACAAAGCACCAGGAAGTTCAGCATCAGCTGCTCTAGTAGGTGCATCTAACGATGAAATTCACGTAGTAGTCGTAGACGAAGATGGCGTAATATCTGGAACTAAAAACGAAGTTTTAGAAACCTTTGGATTTGTATCGTTAGCCTCAGACGCTAAAGATTCACAAGGTTCATCAAACTATTACAGAGACGTAATAGCAAGAGACTCAAATTACATATACTGGTCAGGTCACTCAACAGCAATGTTGACAACAGCTAGTGAACACAGAACACTTGCAACAGCAGTAGGTACTGCTTTCTTAAGAC